CCGCACCACAATCCTGCGGCCCTGCCGAACCCGAGTAAGCGTAAATCTGAAGCACTTCCCCCGGTCGAAGTTCATCCCCGATGAACTTCGTTTCCTGCTTACTACCCCCAAACGGGGACGAATAGTTAGCAGAATCCCCAATCGTAAAAACGTAATCACTCCACTCTACGTAACGCCCAGCATTAGAACTTGGCAAAGATTTAGTTTGTCCGAGAATCCTGCACGCGTGCGCTGTCAAATCAACTTGGCAAGCCACCATTACGAAGTGTACTAGCGTGTTATGGTGCGGAAGAATGCCTAGTCCAGTGCTGATAAGCCACGAATTGAAATCAACTTGACCGATGTACCAAGAAGTATCCGTATCGTTGAAATGCAAAGCAGCAGACGGCCAGAGCACAGCCGGCCCGAGGTTGCTCATACCTAAGCCGGGCCCGCACCCCGACGTTAGGTACACGTCATCGTCCACACCCACTACTGTGTATAGGTTGTTGCCGCGTTCTGGCAGCACACAAGCCACATCGAAACCGCGCAACGTGTCTGCCGTAGCACCACTGTTACCAACCAAATCGTCAAGGACGCTGGCAGGGAAATCACCGAACGAAGCAACGTCGATCGTATCCGTACCCGCAACCAAGTCGTGCCCGATCAACGGCATACCCGTTAAATCGTCACCGACAGCATCGTTATCAATCACCACGTAAATACGAGGATCCGCGTAGGAACCATCACCAGCGAGCAAATCCGTTGAGGTGGTGATACGCGCGTATGTGTCGGGACCGGCTGCGCCTTCTTGTACCATCGCAGTAATAGGTAGACTTGCAAGCGTACCTACAGGCTCCGCATTGTTCTGCAACCGTAAAGAATTCTGACTCGCCGCCGTAGCATTCGCATCGTCCCACGCAGGCACCGACGGAAACGTAATCGAATCAACGCACACACCGTCATCTGTGTCCGAAGGGTCTACGCAATCTACTGTGTCCGTGCACGGGTCCAAGTGGTTAACGCCGCCGTAACAGACCTTAGACACAGCATCATTGTTCAGTACACCGAAACGCGTATGTGAGAAGATTCGTAACCTCTCCGCAGCCGCACTTCGCGCCCTATGCACAGATAGCCCAATGGGATTCTTGACGATGTGCGGCGTACTACCAGTCAATTGCAACGAAGCGTTAGGACCATACGTTACGTCGCAATTACCGTTTGCTGCACCGTTGCATTGGAACAGCCCTCGGATACCTAGCCCTGTACCGTCTAGATCCTGAGCGCACTTCAAATCCACGACCCATCGTCGGCGGGGAATCAGTGTTTGCGACAAAGGATCCCAGTCCGCGCGGATGCAACCATTAAGAGAAACCCCAGTACCGTCAGGCTTCGAAAAATGAGTGGCCGTACCTCCGATATACGCGTCGCCTACTTCGTCATTCGTTGCAACGTTATAGAAGGGCTTACTACTAGACGTTTTGCGTACCTGAGCTTTCGTAACGAAGCGATACAACCCAGCGATATTGACCTCGCCGCTTACGTAGAAGTCCTCGTTAAGCGTAACGTCGCCAAGATACGTCTCCCCCGCCCAATCACATTGATTGCCCGTACCGCCTTCAGCATTGCAATATGACACTGCGCCCGAGGCTTCCCGCCCCGACACACTAAAGTTACGCAAAGGCCCCGTAACACTTACCCCCGCAAAAGCCGCGTTCTGCAAAATGCACGTACCACCACCGGGGCACGACGCGCCGGGATTAGAGCAAGATGTTTGCACTCCATCCGTACCGCTACCGTCGCAAAACTGTTGCGCCGCTTCAGTGTCTACAAAGAGACGACCGGACCCACCAACCCACACAATGTTACGTACATACTCCGAAAGCCCGTACTCCGAAGGGTCGATTACTCCACGATGCCGAAGCACGAAGTTGTCACTATTGCACCCATCACAAAGAAAAGGCACAACGGCACCACCCCCAGCACCACCGAAAGCATTGTTACCAGAAACAACGGTAAGCTCACCATAAACTGTTACGTGTCCATCGTACTCATAGTAAGAAGAGCCAGTCGTTGTATCGCGGTCCGACGTGAAGTCCCCAACGATCAACCCAAGCGTCAAGTTCTCGCGCGACGCATCGGGATTCGGAGCCGAGAAGAAACCCCGATACTTCCCAAAGAGCCCAAGCCGAAACCCAGGCATGAGCCCTGCACCGTCGCAAATTGGTGTAGTGCTCCCCGACGGTTCCGTATCGGAGCCGCAGAAACGGACGCGGTCCGACACATCCCAAGGCTCTTCGTGCTCATCGATGTGAATTTCTACGCTGTTCTCGAATTGACCTCCGAGTGTGTAAGCAACGTTATTCCAAGCCCCCTGTAACTCAGCCGTAATATCGTCGTCATTAGGGGTGCCGCCATACGCACCGTTATCCTTCACCACCTCGCAAAACGTCTTGCCATCGCACGGATCGAACGGCGTGGCCCCGCCGCCACCAATAGAAACGTTGACCCACTGCGATCCGTCGCACATACAAATGCCTACGTCAGACCCCGCAACGCATACGCTGTTGGCCGCGTCCATTCCTGTAACGGAACGCACAGCAGCAGCACTCGAAGCAACGCCAGCGTTGCACGCAGGGAGCCCCGTTGGAGTTACAGGCGCGTTACCAAAGTAGATCCCGCCCGGAGATGTTCCTTGCGCAACGGCTACGCCAGACATGAAAACGGCGGCCCACAGAACCGCCGTAACATACGTAATAATGTGTCGGAGAGTGCGGACACCCATCGGAGTAGTTACCCCCTATTGCGCCGGAGCAATGCGTTGCGCAGCAACGAATACGTTGCTGCCGTCGCCCGCGTCGGTGTATTGAAATTCGATGTGTCGCGCCGCTGTATTGAAGCGAGACGCTTTGAACGGGCCAATGACCTTAAGTTGCCCAGATGCAACTGTGACAGGCCAGTCATCTAAGAACCCATGCTTACATTCACTCTTTGCTGCGAACGTAACAACTACAGCGGTTCCTAGTTGGTTGAACACTTTAAGTTGTGTGTATTCATCATTCAAGAAGCCGTTACCGTTTACAGTGTCAGCATTCTCAAATGACGTATCGTCGCTGAAAGCCTGTACCGAGAGCGTCGTCACAGCCATTACGCAAGTTCCTCTAGAGTAGCTTGGTGCGCTTGCCCTCCGATATACTCCAGACCATTGACAAAGAGCAACGAAGCCCCGGAGCGCTCACAATCCCAGTTACGAATTGCACGCGCAATTCCAGTAAGCCTATTAGTTTCGTAATAATCAACGTCCAACGAAAGACGCAACGCAAATGATCGACTGTCCTCACGGCGTTGCGTTGCAATCGGTTCTGCACCGTTCGCAATAGGAATCGGCCCTTCACTCACGAGTACCGTCGATACACGTTCTTTAAGCAAGTCGTAATACCCACGTACGTACAAATCCATTTGACTCATAATAGTGTCACCCCTTTAGATTCCAGTCGGGATATTCGTGCCCTCGTCAATGACTTCCCATTCCGCTTCGTACTCCATATCCCTGTTCCCAGTCGTCGCAAGAATGTACAAATCAAACTTTGGATTCGTACCGTTCGGGTCGAGCGGATCCTTGTACAACTGAGGTGCGAAGAAAGCGACGTGCCCTGTGCCGCCGTTATCTTGCCGCACTTCAATGTCGGGGAAGAACGAAGCTCGACCAATCGTAAACGTTACCCGCGCAGAATACATCCCAGGAAAGAAGTTGCTTTCACCGGAGCTAGTCTCAACTACACCCGACGCAGACACAATAGTCTTCTTTAGATTCGTCCACCCAAGCTTATTCCAGTCATGCGAAGCTTCGTGGAACAGTGCGCGTTCCGTTGCGTCTGATGCGCGACGAAGCTTCAACGCTTCTGCCGTTTCGTCCAATCGAAGCCGATTCAAAAATTGTGCATCCGCAATAACAAAGCCTTCGTCCCCAGCAGCGACACTATACTGTAAGTACCCCCGCACAGTCTCTTGCCCCAGCGCCGAGTACGTCTCCGAGAATTGCAGGAACGGGCCAAACAACGAAGTCTGCGATTGCACGTGGAATCGCCCAGACTTCATAACGATTACGTTGTTAAAGACTTGATCGGAACCGATGTTCTTAATTGCGTAATCGGCTTGTGGTCGGCCAGCAAACAACGTTGCGTTTGCAGCCGTATCGTTGACACCGAGAAAATCAGTATCGGCGAAACCATTTAGTGTCGCTGCGTCAATACTGCCATCATCAAGCAACGCAGCAGACCCAAGCCCAAGCATATCGCGATACGCAGCTACCTCATCCGGCCCGTGGTACCGCACTACTTCAAACCAAAGATTCCCAGGCACAAGCGCGAAGATCGACATTTGCTCCGTATCAGTCAACTCAAAATCTGCGCCGTCCCACATACGGAGGGAACCAGAACCACCGCCGCCGCTATTGTGCTTCAGTGTAACGGGGCGAGCACTGTCTTTTAGAGTTACGTATAACAGTGTGCCTATGGGAAAGTTAGTTACGGGCAGCAAATCCAAGTCATCTAGCGCAGCCTGACCCTCCGTATCGACACGTACAGTATTGCGTGTCGCCGTCGCAGCCCCAGCACTAATCTCAACGTCCTCGTAATCATTGACTGCTCCAGGCAATCGCGACGCAATGACATCGCGCAGATCCTCGAATGCCTGTTTCATCTGCGCATTCGTACGCGCATCATTCGAAATATATAGATCCGCCCAAATCTCAACCGCCATTATGTTCCCCTAACCCGCGCATCGATCAAGCCTGTTACGCGAGAACCACTAGCGTCAAGCACTTCGACCGAAGGGCCCGACGTTGACTTATCCTTTACACGTGCAGTCACACCACCGTTACTATCATCCTGCACCGTAATCAACACTTCGACGATGCTGCGAAACGAACGGTTGAGAGTGAGCCTTACAGTACCCGAGTTAGCCACAACGAAGTCGTTAACGAAGTCCTCGATATACGGCGCGTTAGACACAACGCTCATACTATTAATTACGCCGCGCCCCACACCACCATACACAGTTACGCGGAAGTAGATATCAGGGCTACCACTAGACGGTGTAGACACGAATGCAACGAACGCAGGCATGACTTTCCAGTCGTCCGCCCCATCCGTCGCCATGCGGTATTCGAGCACCCATCCATTAGGCGCAGTTACGTCGATATCTACACTAAGCTTCGTCGCTAGACTGTCCTCCGGTGTAACGTCCCAACTACACTCATAAGTAACAGTCTTGTATAGACCGCTAGTCCAAAAAGGATCGCGGTTAGGCCAGAACAGATCCGAATCAGCCCCCCAGAACAGATTGTTTTCTGCGTCTGCCTCGATCGTATTTGAAGGCGAAACCGTACCATCGGTAATTGTGCCCGGCCAAGTATTTGCTTTGAAGTCATACGATCCAATTGCCGCAGTCAACCCAAGGCCATCGATATCTACAACGACGTACGTAAAGTCTTCACTTTCATTACCAGCCAGATCAACAGACTTAATCATTACGGTACGCTCGCCGGCCGGAAGCAACCCTAAATCAAATCGATTAACCGTAATGATGCCCTCATGCGCGTGAGCAGCCGTGGCCCAATTGAGAACCGAGCCCGTTTGCGACCGCACAAGAAAACCAGCGAAGTCCACCGGCAACGGGTCGGGGTACGTCCAAAGCAGCGTAGTATCCGCTTCAACACGTGCTTGTGTCGGAGCCGGCGGTGGGGTGCTTGCACCTATGACCATATGCCCATCGATCTTCACCCAATCTGACGCCGTATTACGTTGTAGATTGATTGCGCGAAAGTCAATGTCATACGCAACACCAACTTCCACGTCATCCACGTAAAACTCTCCCGAGCCAATTGCAACGTTGTTTAGGTAGCGGTACGAATCATCTTGACCAGACTTCGCGTACCGCACTTGCAGTGCAGTCGTCGGTACGTTGCTCCCTGCCCCAATCTGAAAACGTACCTGCACCCGAGGTGTAAACGATCCGTCGGGGCGGAAGAGCAGCACACTCTCATCTGAAACGACGCTCAATAGTGTAGGTTTCGAGGGCTCTTCGATTACGAGCGGCCCAGGAATGGTAATGCCGGGGTCGAACGGAGGAATGGGGCCAGGATCGAAAACTGCGGGGTTGTAGTCAATACACTCGATAGTGGCATTGAATTCAGAGTCACGACGAATTGCCGTAACGGTGAAGTCCCCATCCTGCTTACCCGACACACCGAACGTAAAGAGGTTGTCCACTTCGATACGCGACGCAGCGTCGTCAAACGGATCCTCCGGCCAAAGCACATAACTACCGTCGCCCGCTTCCGTATTAGGGAACCGTTGCAACTGTACAGTGTAGATTACGCCATCATTTGTACGCAGCGTGCACGCATGAGCTTCGCCCTCTTCGAACACAAGCAAAGAGTTAACGACCATGTACAGTACGTCGTCATCTTGGTTACGTACGACTGTTTGCACGCGGCCCGCAGTCAATCCAAGCAACATCGAATCGTGATTTAGTCGAATCCTATCGCCGCGCCGGCAAGCAAGATTCTCAACGTCAACGTCAAACGTAATAGTGCGCGGCTGCAATTCAACGGATGCCATGTGGTACCGACCATCCACATACGCAATATCTGCGTCATGCACACCCCAAAGATCCAATTCAGCAATACGCGTAGGCGCAACGGTCCCAGGCTCTTCCCCGTTTTCAGAGTACCCATCGTTATACACGATACGGCGTACCTGTTCGTAACCGTTTTCAGGATCAATGTACGCAACTGAATACGCTTGAACGCTTTCACGATACACCCGACGCACGCGAAGGTTACGTAAATTCGGTGCCGCGAATACTTGCGTTGCTTCAGACTGTTCCTTGTTAACGACTACTGAGTACTTCCCGTCAACCAAATCAAACGCTGCGCGATTCGATCCTGCAATTCGATTGAGCAACGGATAGACGTTCTCGTCGAAGTCCACTACAGCATCGAACGTACGCCCCTCATCGATGCAATAAAGATCCCAAGCGTAGAGCGCTTCAGCATCGATACGCGCGTCATCATCGATACGTCGCGGGTTCTGGTGCCCGCGCAAAGCATCCGCGTACGCCCACGCAGGCGAGCGACTTTCTTGCATACGTGGGTTAGTTGCGAGCCGCGCACTAGAGCCCCACTCTTGAGGAAGGCCACCATACGTATGCACCACACGCGAACAAATCGCGTTGATCGTATCGACGGCACCTTGAAATTGCTCCGTCAACCTAAGCTTAACTTCCAACAGCGTAATGTTAGGCACGGTAGGCTTAGTAGAAGGGCGCGACGATCCAAGCGTAATCCAATCCAGATCGGTAAAGCTTTCCTCGATATTCGACTGTTCATCTTCGTCGGGGAACACAACCCGATCAACCTTTACGCGCACTTCCCAATCGTCGCGAGAAGGAAAGCGAAACTCAAATGCGCGCAGCACCGAACCGCGCTCCATACCCGTAAGGAACACTTCCCCGTCGGCATCCCCATCACGTACGCCAGTGAAGCGATCCGCGTTAGTCAAAACTACATCGACCCAGGGGTCAGACGTGCCCGCTAACCTGTACTGCACGAGCAGCACAACGCGCGCTCGCCGAGGCTCACCGAGTTTCTTAAACCCAATCAATCCTTGAGGGAACAGAAACTCAAACACAGCGCGTCGCGTACTAGGCCGCGTCTCGCGACGCACCCAAGTGTCTCCCATACGAAAACCAAAGGAATCCTTTTCTACCGTGCGCTTGTAAATCTCTAGATCACCATCGTCGTCCCACCCTTCTAGTACGTTGTACTCCGCATCGAATTGATCGATTGGAGTCTCACCAATACGAATATCCGTAAGCTTGTTCGGCCCAATGCCGAAGTCTAGAAGCACGTTCATAAAAACGTCGGAACCGACGATTTGAGTAAACGTACGCCCAGCAACGTTTGGGAACACACGATTAACGCCGTAATTGGAACTAACAGGCGTATACAGTCTTACACGATTACGTGTGCCTACCACATTCGGAGATTGCTTCGAAGTAGGTACGTCACCGTCGTACGGCACCCCAGGCGGTGGCGTTGCTAACGAATACGCACCAAGCCCGATTGACACAGCACCCGAAACAATACCGCTAACAGCCGCGCCGCCACCCGCAGCTAGGAACCCAGAAAGCCCACCCCCCGCAGCAATCGCGGGATTGAACGTAAGCACACCGACGACCACTAAGATTACGCCGATAGCAATGGACGCCGCAGCTTTGCCCTCGTTCCCGCCGTCATTCCCCATCGGCCTACACTGCACAGTGACATGAGTGCCCGGCCGCGGACGGATATAACGAAACATATCAACGCCATCGATACCGTAACGATGGATACGGTACCCATCGACTGTAACAACGGCGTCACCAATGTAGTAGTCCGCCCCTTCCAAGATTTCCGTAATAGTCGGTCGCGCATCTACGTCGAAACGAACAGTCTTACGCTTCGCACTATCAAAGAAGTTCTGCACATACGCTACGACCGGCCCACTAGGTTGCATCGATGCATCGAAACGATCCGCCGCGCCCACGTAGGGGTATCGATCCTCTCTAGACATACGTTCCTTCCCCGCATCACGTGCAGCATACGAGAACTTTCTACATACACACCACAGTGTGGGTAACGACTAAGAAACACCAACCAAACCACGTCGCCCGTACGTGGTGCATCCTTTACAGTGCTCCAAGCACTGCCATACGCAACTGCATTGTACGCTTCTACGATCCCATCCGCGTCTGAGCTTGACGTGTAGAAATCGCGTAACGACGGTAGCATGACGCGTAATTCAGTCGCATACACGTCACGCACCAAGTCGTAACAAGTGTACCCGCCATCGGGTCTAACCTCTTCGAAACGTTTACCTATGTATTTCTGTGTCCACCCAACTTCGAACGGCATGACTAGAACAAATCCGGGAAGTACAACGGGCTATATGTGTACTTCATTGCGCGATAGTTCTGCACTTCGTCGTAGACGAGAGTGCCCGTAACTGTTTGCGCGTTGTACTCAACCGAATCCAATTCAAGCAGATACGGACCCACCTCAACTACATCAGGATTATTAGATAGCACCAATTCAAACGTAACCTTAGGTCTACCGCCCGCTTGCTCAATTGCTTCGACGATACGACGATCAACGTTCTGCACGACTAGCTGCGCGAAGCCCAAAGCGTCGGAGTCCTCGTCTGGCAACTTCACGTCGAAAAACGCAGCACTGTACACATTGCCGCGTGAAGTAACGTCCTCTGTATTCAGTACATAACGAATAGGCTCCAGCAAGGAAGTCTCATCGATCGTCAGCAGCAGCAATAGTACCGCCGCAGTTGCATTGCCAGCAGCATCGGGCGACGACTGAAAGATGTGCTCTCGGAAATCGCGCGTCAGTGTTCTAGGCAACGTCGGGCCCCTTTACTTCGAAAGTCAACGTCACGCGGTAAAGCCCCGGATTCGTCTCGATCAACTGCGGCACACTGAGCAGCCTACACGTAACGATGTTACCTGTACGCGGATGCGGGAACTCGAATTCTTCCGCGCCACGACGCAGCGTATCCACCCAAAACGTTTCGAACGTAGAAACCTGCGCTTCAGTGAAAAAGAATGGCAGCGTCAACACACGAGGCACACTCGTGTATCGCCGACGCACTTTCGACCACCCAGAATCCGTAGGACTACGCAATAGTGCGTCACCAAATTGCTCCGTCCATCCGTACGAAGGCTTTTGGGGAAGCGCTCCCGGCCACACATTCGCCATAGCTATCCCCTTAGCCCTTGCTGCGACACGCTAAAGCGTTGATCAATTGCTTTGGACGCAACGCCACCGCGGCTAATGTCTTGCGCCACACGCTTAATGATTACGTCAATAACAGGCTTGTTCGTCTGCCTGTCATGTCGAGCTTGCGCCGACACTTCCGCATCTTCTTTGTAGTTCTGCACGTTGACAATTACGTCGCCCATGCCCCCCGATACGACGGAACCCGATACACGAGGCACGAAAAACTCCGGGCCGCGTTCACCAACCAAGTAAGGGCGGCCCATCGTAACGGGGCCACCGAGTGCACGTTGCTGGATAGGGAAATCCGTCGAACGCAGAAACGTACCCGAAGAACTTGGAGCATCGTATGTAACAAACGGTGTAGACCCGATCGATGCTTGTGCATCGTAACCGGATTGAATCGTTGCCGCGTAATCCGCGCGCAACGCTGCGGCATTAGCAACATTACCGAAAAGCCTAAAGATCGCAGACGTAATAAGC